AAATTTTCTAAGGCACGATCTATCGCGCCTTCCTCTCTTTTTACATTGAATCAGCCATTAAAATCTATTTCTAAGGCAATTTTTCTCAAAAACTCATTTAGAGAAAAGAGGAAGCAACATTTGCTGCATTCATAACCATTGGACCATACTTTTGAATCCCTCCAATGACGTCTTTAGCGGCATTTCTAATTGCATTGAAAATGCCTGCAAGATGCAGGTCATTCTGATGAAACTGAGGAACATCCTTCAGCATTCGCATAGCAATTTTGAAATCCTCAGGGGTGTACCGCGTGATCTCCTTCTGTCTCCAAGTATCACTAGTAGTGAACTCTATACCCGAAGTCACGCTCCAATAGGAATTCCTTCCCAGAGGATTTATGACTTGGGCACAGATCACAATATAAGAATGCTTGTTGATCAGTGGACCATACGTTTGAGCAACACCAGACTCATTGGTCTTCCATTGAGTCATCATTGAGAAATCGTCATCTTGATCGGGTTTTATGAACCCATAAAAACCCTTATCAAACACCGTGTCCTTCTGGCCAGACTTTGAAGAAATGAAGTCAAAAACATCATCCCTCACAAAATCCGTCCAACGATCAGAACACGGAACCTGCAAACCAGTCACATAGCCGTCTCGATAAAGAGCAGCGGCTTTGTTAGTGATCTTGAGGCCTAGACCAAATTCTCGAATGGTGTCGGAAGTGGGCAGATTTGCGAACAAATGGGGAAGCGAACGATGACACCACACACCTTTTGAAGCCGGGGGGACCACATTATTCATGATAGTTATCCCACTCCAGGTCATCAAATCGGTATTTGCTGTGGCGCCTGAAACAATATACCCCAACTGGTAATCACCAGCTGGGAGATCATTGAAACTGAAGGTTTGAGCTGTGCCGTCCGCAACAACAACTTGGCGGGCAGGCACTTCAACACCCTGATTGTGACTGAACCTTTTGGCATAGATGATAATGGTCTCAGTGAGGGAGGGGCACAAAACCTCTCCCTCCACTGTACCAAGATGATCCACCCAAAAGTAATGTCCCTCCACATCAGCTCCAGATCCTTCTGGTAGAGCACCACAAAGCAGTGCATCACCATGAGGTTTGTAATTGTTCAAAGGTTTTGCGTAAGCAATGGGCAAAATCATCATGTCAGCCCCTTGGTTTTGAGCAGTTGTCCGGAAAGTTGTTGAAGGGGCAACTTGCTCGAAGCCCGTTGTGTCATCACTATTGAACTGATCTGTCCCATAGAGCTGGTACTCATAACCAAGTCCAGCATCATTATGGTCAAAATGAATCAAAGTGTTGACAGGGCTTCGAAACAAGAAAGCCAGTGCAGTAGTGACCGGTAGGATATTCGGAACAAGAGGATCCACAGGCTCCGTAGCCAAAGCGGACCAATCGGTTTTCAACAACTCGAATGGATGAGCAGTGGCAGTCGGAGTGGAAGTGTACTCTGTTGCATACCGAATTGGAATCTTCAATTCAGGAAGAGCGATGGACAATGCAATTTCAAGGGCCTTGCCGTTTCCACCAGCCGCCTTAAGCGACCGGAGGATTTCAGCTGCAGCCGAAGAATTTGACATGGTCTCGTCGAGGCCCATCAAAGAATTCAATGAGCTCGAGCCATTGAGCACAGATCGAAACCTGCGCGGAAGACCGGGCACAATCCTGTTGACTCGGTTTGCTGCGATTTGCCGCAACGAGGCATTCACGCGCCCACCTGGAGCGCTTATCAGCCTTTGTTTTGCGGCTTTCCTTCTCTGCCTCTTCAAGGCAGATTTGCTTAACTTGGGACCGTCCATTAAATGAAGCAATTTTCGAATATTTTTGGTATTTTGTCAGAGATCTCAGACAAAAGGAATTTTATCCCGCTGCATGCACTTAGACCAGTGCGGGACAGGGTGTTGACGTAAAAACGCATCAACACCCAATTCGTTCCGTCTTAAGACGTGGTGAAGAGAGACTAGCACCAAAGCCATTAACACTGAAGTTACTGTGAATTCGCACAAAAAATGCATCAGTGTTCACCATGGTCACTAGCCTCGCCCACACAGGGTCATCACAGCTCTGGGTCCCAATCCATTGGTTAACCCGAGCCCTCCATTTTCCGAATACTCGTTCATTCGGGAACAAGCATAAGAGCAAGGCTGCATAACGCTGCAGCCGCATAAGCGTGTTGGAACTCTTATCATAACCGAATCCTTCTTCTATCTTCACAACATTTCCAAGAGCAAACCAAACATTCGAATAACCCAAATAGGAGAGATCCCTCTTCACTAGATGATGGCTAAAGAAGTATAGGTCTTCAAAGGAAAGTGGACAAATAGAAGGTGACTCAAGGCGAGTCCCAAAATGTTTATACAAGTAATTGGCAATTGTCACGATATTGACTGCATCTGCGTAATAAGGGTTGACTGCAAACATCGCGTCATCTGATCCGTCTGTTAGTTTAAAAACAAACTCGACGTGGTCAAGAGGAACACGCGCAAGCGTCGACACACATTCATACAAAATGGCCACTACATAAAAACTGTTGTCTGTGAAAGTATTTGTTGAACCGCTACGCTGACCAAAGAGAGTGATAATCCAACCCATAAGCCAAACCAAACCACAATACGTTTTAGAGTAGTAGTTATAATTCGCCTTTTGGACTAGAGGATCCTCCCCATCTGACAGCATCTGATTTCGGAACCAACAAATAACTGACATGACTGACAAACAGACATGCGTATCGAAGCCACTTATGTCAAAATGATTTTTATGCCAATCTTCAGGGAACAAGAGGAAGAGTTTGTTAAACTCCGCCCCCGGCATCGTCACACCAAGTTTAATTGGGTGTGACCGTCTGGTGTTTGCCAACTTATTGTTCATCTCATGATACAAATGGTTGCCCACCAGGGTTGCATGAAAAGGAGCAGGAGTGAAAAGCCTCGCCTTCTTTGAGGTTGGTCGCAACTCATCTTTCAATGTAGTGCTATACACAACCTCTTGATCACCATGTAATAGCTCATCTTGCACAATCTGTTTCATATCAAAAACAGTAAAAGCGTCTTCCTTTGTAGAAGCCGAGAAGTAAAAAGGGAAGCCTGGGGATTTCTCCCACGAAACAAGCTTCAAATTTTCCTCCCAGCCCAAAAGAGGACTATTCTGCAGGTGCACTCTAAACACGGAAAGCAAGACCTGAGACAATCTCCTCATCTTCTCATCAGACACGAGCTTCTTAGGCATCATGTATTTCCTAATACCCTCATGATAGCTTGGGTATTTGATACTCTCATCTCTCAGCGGCGGGAAATAGTTCAATTCGGTGCTTTTATCCATAAAGCCATTCTCTACGTATGCGCTAGAAGGGCTGGGCCTAGACCCAGTAACTCCATGCGCACCGACGAAATTGGCCAAATTTTTAAAAGCAGGATCGGGTCGTGCACTACCATGCACAACCCCCGAATACTCAAAGGACCGCAAAGATGGAAAGAACGGCTTAAAACTTGGGCCGAAAGAACCAGTCGCCCAGCTCTTTCGAGTATGGGACGGCATAATTCTCAGCCGAAGAACTGTTCTCAGCAAAATGGAAGGCCTCAACCTTTCCATCAGGATTCACATAAGGAGAGTAACAATCACCATCAAAAGACGTGGCATCAGTCACAACCTCCAAACCCATGATCCCCACTCTCGACCCCGTCAAAAGTGTAGCATAAGAAGTCAGAATAGCGGTTCTGTCCGGGCGATTGACAATCATCATCACCTTGTCCCCAACTTTTGCATAGGCAAAACGTTTCTTAGTCAAAGAAATGTTCTGACCCTGTACAGTAACATTGGAACAGAGAGCAATATCACAGGTCGGGTTCTTCTCCCACTTCGCATCAACCGGCAATTCAAAAAGTTGCGAGTTGCCAGGGAAGGAGTAAGCCTTCACGTCCTTTGCAACATGAAAGTTGCAAGTGACACGATGGTTGATCACTATCCCAGTAACCAAAAATCTCTCTTTGATTTCCTGCTCAGTTGTGGCCGGAACAGCAGAATTCCAAAGATGGATCTGTGCTCGGGTTACACCCTGATTGAACTGCGGGTTCTGCGTGGCTGATTGCAACTTCACAACCAAAGGAAGAACTGACTCCGCCTTCTTGATTTCATCAAGAATCGGAACAGATGACTTAGGAGCAGCCATCTTCAAAACATCGGTAGTTGGGCCGGCTTGCATCTTGTGCATCACCTTGGACTCTGGGAAACCACTACCTCCTTGAAGGATGTAATCTTCCATATCCTCAGCGAAAACATGGTACTCGATCTCACTACCATCCGGGAGCATCAACTTATAGTAGTTGACCTCACCAGGAGCGGCCGACATCTTGTTACCCATGCCGGTTTGGAACCATTCCCCTTGATCAGGAATTGTGTTATCAAACCACCACAAAGTAGCATCCTCTGGAGGATCAGAAATAATGTAACCTGTCGAAACAAGTCGCGTCTTATTCTTCTTCCCTCGAGGAGCACGCTTAACTCCCCGGCCAGTTTTATTTTTGCCTTTACCAGCCGTTTTTGACCTGGACTGAAAGACTTTAGCAACTTCGCCAAGATAGTAAGACCGAATCTCGATAACACAATAAACAAAAACAAGGCAAGCTAGTGTCATAAAGACAAAAAGACGAACATTGTTTTGCATGGAGACAAAGAGCTTCTTAACTTTCTTGGACTTATCGGTAAGATACAAATCAAACTCACCGATCATCCCAAGACAATCCGAGTACTTGGTGGTGGTGGTAAACGTAACCAACCTGTAAATCTTGCCGACAAAACCTGACACCAAAGTCATGGCTCGAAGACCAGCCTTCACAGATGAGTCTTTACCAGTGAACCAACCAGCCAAAGCAACAGTACCAACGAGAGCCTCGAGGAAAACATGAAAAGCAGCAAGGAAAGACACAAAACCCACAAGTTTAACCTGAGGGCTCATGGAATCACCATTCTTCTGAACAAGCGCATCAATACCATCAAAGACTTTTCGGATCCCTGAAATGTTGACCTCACGGCTAACAACAAGATCAGGTTCAGAATCATCCTCAGAGCTTTCTGCAGCCAACTCAAAATTCGTGTTGCGAATCACTGTTGGGGCAACACCAGCTCCGTCATCAACGAAACCAATGCCCGGGCGCTTAGGGCCCGCTTGTGGAACACGTGAAGATTGAACATCAACACTCTCAGAAGAACAATCATCCTCCAATACTGAGAACTCAGTAACAACCTCACGCATGAACTCGATCTCAGTGACTTTACCTTCTGTTATCGAAATACCCTTTTGAAAAACTCGACCGGAAGAGCTCGGGTATATAACCTTAAAAAGATTTTTACCACGAACTATTTCGCGAGCACAAATGAGCATAACAACACAAATGGCACTCAACTCCATCCAGTAGTTGCGGACAAACAATACAATTGATTGAACACATACACCACCATAAACGAAGGAGAACCACCTGTTTTTAACCAAAAACAAACGCCACTTGAACCAGTCCTGAACAGCCTCAACGGCGGTGGACACAAAAGTTTTCTTCAAATGCTCATCTATTTTTGCAATAGCCTGAGCCCTCAAAAAATGGACATAAGAACGAAGAATTAACAAAAACAAAACCAAAATGGCGATAATAACTACCACCAAATGGGATGCTGTTGCAACCAACACTCCTTGAACACAGTGAAAGCCAAACGACAACAAATCAAGAATGAAACACCCAAAAGAAACAAATCGATCAACCAAAAAGTCAAAACGAACGTAAGACCCGGCAACCCCATGTATAACAAGAGATGAAACCTGGCCGTAGTCCGGGAAAACCCCGTGGTAAACACACGCCAAAAAGAACAAAAACGCAGCAAAAAGTGCCCTGTATAGCACAGAGGCTTGAACTTGAATAATGGTTTTTTGAAAAA